TATTCAACTTTGATCCTACGATTCATGAGATTCGTTCTAAGATGAGAGATCCTGCTAACTTTGATAATCGCGGGTTCACAAGTTATCTAGTGAGTGAAGGCAAACTAAACCCGAACTTTAAGAGAAACCTTCCCCGAAACATTGGGCGATCTGCATCTAAGAAAGGAACTATTAGATTCGGCATAAACACTCTCGGCAACAACCCTGCTGACACTAGAAGCAAGCGATTTAAGGTAAATACAAAATGAAGTTATTGGTAGATCCACAATATAATCCAGAGTTTGAAACGTCTATCACATCAGCGACTAAACTTGGTCCAGGTATAACACTTGCTAAGTTTCTGGGTGCTAGAGGATCACGTACACAGTTAGAGAAACTATATGCCGAAGGTTTCTTTGGTGCACCTGATACAGCACAGATTGCTAGAAACTTAGTTCTTCATGCGCAGGCAATACAAACCGTAACAGGCAATTCGTTCTTTTCTAAACATAGACTAGTAGTGAGTGAAGGGATATATGAACCTAATCCTAAGTTTGTTATACAAGAGACTAAAGTAAACGATGAACTGGCAGCAAAGAAACTCGCAGAGAATAATAAAGGTTCTTACGGCGAAGGTCCTGACGGATGGTTAGCAAGACTACCAGTATACACTGGTGAGAAACCAACGTCAAATAGTATCAACGATTTGCGTAGAACTGGACGCACAGTAGTATATCAACTTATTGATCAACAAGGTAAGACTGACCCTCGATTATCATTTGACCTTGCAGTGTTTTGGAAAGATTATGTGAACTATGATAAGTTGACACTTGACTACGACACATTTGATCCGAATGGCGATCTCACTTGTTCTATTATATTAGAGATGCCAAAGGTTAGTACTGATTGGGACGTAAGTTACAAGTACAATCTCGAAACAACTTATAATGGCGAACTTCAATCAAAAGATGAGTTATTAGAGATACTTCCTGAAGAAGAATAGTATATTTGATTTTTCTCTTAAAAATAACATATAAATAAAAGAAAAAGGATTGTAGTAGCATGGCGAAGATTTTTTCAGCAGAGGATGGTAATCTCAGTACGAGTGTGAGAGTCGTGCGCGACCGTCTGTACTCTGATTTTGATCTGACGTTTGAGGCGAATACTACTAGTGGTGGTGATGTATATAGTAAGAAGGACGCTGCCTCAGTAAAGCAAGCAATCAAAACACTACTACTAACGAATCGTTTTGAGAAACCTTATAGACCTCAGTTCGGTGCAGACTTGAGTGGTCTACTCTTCAATCTTGCTGATGCTGATACTGGCGAAGAAATATCATCTGCTATCAAATCAGCAATAGAAAGATATGAACCACGAGTGGCAGTAACACGACTACAAGTCTCCGCAACACCAGACTACAATAGTGTCGATGTAGTGGTTGAATTTCGTGTAGTAAATACGAATCAAGTTGACACATTAAAAATATCAGTAGGCGGACAGACAGCAGGTCCTGCATTACCTATCGGATTGCCAGTTACACCTGATCAAATTATTGATCGAGTTATACTATCAGAAAGAGAAGATGTAGTTACTCTACGAACATTGACAGAAGCAGGCGCATTCTTAATTAGAGATATCGGTAAGTCGGTTGACGGTGCAATATTAACACAGGACGGTGATGAAATTTCGTTATCTGATAATTCAGGTTTCGTACTAATCATCACCGAAGGATTATAATAAGAGGATAACCAGTAATGGCAACAACTATTAAATCTACGGATTTAGATTTTGATGCAATCAAGAATAGTCTTAAAACCCATTTGATACGCTCAGGTGAGTTTACGGATTATAACTTCGAAGGATCAGCACTGTCTAGTCTACTAGATGTGTTGGCATACAACACACATCAAAATTCACTGGTCGCTAACTACGCTTTGAATGAATCCTTTTTGAGTACTGCGCAGATGCGTTCCTCATTAGTTGGAATAGCAGGCGGTTTGGGTTACACGGTCAATTCAAGAACTGCGGCATATGCTGTAGTGAATCTTTGGATCGAAGACACCGAAAACCCATCTAGTGTTACGATGCCCGCAGGTTTTAAGTTCACAACCACTGTTGACAATCTAACGTACACTTTCCAGACTCGCGATACATTGACAGCAACAAACAATGGTAGCAATCTATATTACTTTACTGCGAACTCTAACATCAATGTTCCTATCTACGAAGGTACTACTAAGAGCAAGAACTTTATTGCAGGTGAAACTGCTTCAACAGATTCGTTTGTTATCCCTGTAACCAATCTTGATATCGCAACTATTAAAGTTACTGTATTCGAAGATCCCTCACATCTTGTCGGAACTGTTTATACTAACATTAGTGACGCAACAACTATTGATGTGAACTCCGCAATATTCGTAGCAAAAGAAACGCCGAATGGTTTCTATGAAATATCGTTTGGTAACGGTGTTCGATTTACTAACACTACTCCTAAAGCGGGTAACAGAATACTAGTTGAATATACTACAGTTGCAGGTCCTTCAGCAAATGGTGCTAGAGTATTTACTGCTGAAAGCACTATCGGCGGTAAGACATTAAACATCACTAGCGGAACTGCTGGCGGTGGTAATGAGAAAGAAAGCATCGAATCTATTCGTAAGAATGCTCCTTATCTCTATGCGACACAGAATAGAATGGTTACTGCCGAAGACTATGCGGCACTAACACTACGTAATTTCAAGACTGTTATCAGCGACATTAAAGCATGGGGCGGACAAGACAATGTTCCACCTAGATACGGTTCTGTATATCTTTCGGTTGACTTTACTACAGAAGATGCTACAGTGATTGCATCTACTAAAGAATCAATTAAGAAACTGGCGAAAGATTTGTCTGTTGCATCGTTTGAACTTCAGTTCACGGATCCAGTTAATACTTTCTTAGAAGTAACTACATTCTTCCAGTTCAATCCTAGATTAACATCACTAGGTCAAAGCGCAGTTGAAGCACTAGTACAGAGTGCCACTTCAGATTACTTTGATGAGAACTTAGGCAAGTTCAATCAATCATTCAGACGGTCTAACTTGCTATCTGATATTGATGCTGTTGATGGTTCGGTACTGTCTAGTCGAGCATCAATTAAGATGCAATCAAGATTCGATCCTGCGAATGGTGCGGTTGATTATATCATCGACTATCCTGCTCCAATTGCACAACCTGATGACGTTGAATATATCATCCAGAGCGAGAACTTTTTCTTGAACGGTAAGACTTGTTTCTTACGTAATAGAATTGGCACAAGTACAATCGAAGCAATTAATGTTGCTGACGGTCTTATTGAATCAGATGTAATTGGATCATATGATGCACCTAATGGCGTACTTACTCTTAATGCTTTTGCGGGTTCTTTAATATCTGGTGAATTCATAAAGATTGTTGCAACACCTGCTAATGAATCAGTTATTAATCCAACGCGAAACAATATTCTGAGATTCGACAACGAAGCGTCTATCGCCAGAGCAGTGCTTACAGACACCTTATAAATAGACTCATATTACTAAAGAGAAAAATAAATGACATCTGCAATTACTAATACGTTTAGGAGTCTTCTTTTAGATCAACTGAAAGAAGACATCGACGGCAACAGCGAGAACTATTACATAGGTCTTGCAAGGGCGGACTTGATTACCAATCCTACGATTGAGAACTCAGTATATGCGCAGAATCAAGTTAGACATTCTCTTCAGGCAGTCAAGGCACTGAATAATGCATCTCATGTTATTAAGAATGTTACTTGGACAACTGGATTTGCATACGAAGCATATAACGATGCGAAACCCGCACAAGAGAACTTCTATGTTATCAATTCATCGAAAGAAGTATTTCTTTGTATAGAGCAGGGTAAGAGTGTTGAGGGTGTTGTTCAGAACTGCGTGAACGAACCATTCGCATCACACGAGCGTTCTGTTGCGAATGGTGGTGGACTAGCATCGGATGGTAAAACTTTCATTCTTGAAGACCTCTACAAGTGGCGTTATCTATTCACATTGTCTAACCTAGCATACGCTACATATAAAACAAACCAATGGATTCCAGTTAAGAAAGCACTTGCTGTTGCAACTATTGCTGAAGAGATTGAGCAATATGCATTACAGCAAGCATCAGTTGATGGTGAAATTCTTAGTGTTGAAATTGTTGATGGTGGAGATAACTACTCTGCAACTCCTGATCTTACTATAGATGGTGATGGTACTTTAGCAGATTTCGAAGTTACTATTAACAACGGCAGTGTCGTAAAGGTAGAAGTTTCACAAAGCGCACTTGATGCATAATTTCAACATGGTTCTGGTTATCGTTGTGCTAGAGCAACATTATCAGCGGGTAACGCAGTACTGCGACCAATCATATCACCACCAAAAGGCACACATGACGATCCAACTAAGATCCTAAAGTCTGTTGCTCTAATGTTACAAGCAGATTTCAAAGCATCTGAAGAAAGCAAGATTCGAACAGAGAATGATTTTTATCAAACCTGTTTAATCAGAGATTTGAAGAAGTACGGTGATAGTGACGGTGAAGGTGGATATACTCCTACCGACTCAGACTATGATTTGAATGTTGGTAGCGCATTAAAAATTCTACAGATTAATAAAACAGACGGTGTGTTTGGTCCAGACGATTTATTCTCTAATGCAGAAAACACCATACAAGGTAAAGTGTATCACTATGATTCAGCAGGTGATACAAAGTTGTATTATTATCAAGACGAGACTACTGGGTTCGGTAAATTTAATACCGGTGCCGCTCTTGTCAATAGAACCGTAACAGGCACCGGAGAGATTATTAGATTATTTAATCCTGACGTTGACGCCACAACCGGTGATATTTTACACATAAATAATGTTGGACAGATAACACGCGGTGGTAATCAAACCGAAGACATTCGCATCGTAATTCAGTTAGGATAAGAGACTAAAAACATGGCAAATATATTTACATCTAATACGTTATCTGGAAGTTATGCAGACGATTATAACGCTAACGACAACTATCATCAGATATTGTTCAACAGTGGTCGCGCTCTTCAGTCACGAGAACTTACTCAGATGCAGACTCTTATCTATGAAGAGATGGGTCGCATGGGTAAGAACATCTTTAAAGACGGTGCAGTAGTAAACGGTGGTGGTGTTAGCATGAACAATGCTTACCACTTCGTTAAGATTGCGGCGACTAATCAGGGTGGCGAGTTCGGTGCAATACCAACTGGCACAATCTTAAAGAATCCTAACACTAATGTTTCTGCTCAGGTTATTCAAGCGATACCTGCTAACGACACCCAGACGTTTGATACATTGTTTGTTGAGTACATCAACAGTGGTAATGCTGTTTCAACAAATGCGCCAGTTACATTTGGTGATAATGAAACTTTGGTTGAACAGTTTTCTTCTACTAGTGCATACGAGTTAGTAACAGAAACTCCTAATGCAACAGGTTACGGTGCTAAGTTTACAGTTGCAGAAGGTGACTTCTTTATTCTTGGTCGTTTCGTGCATACAGAAGAACAAACTATTATTCTTTCATCTTACTCAAGTGATAATATTAATGCTGAAGTCGGTTTCAATGTTATCCAAGAAGTAGTAACTGTTACAGACACGGATGATCTTTACGACAATGCCGCGGGTATTGTTAATACAGCATCTCCTGGTGCTGACAGACTTCGCATCAAACTGGAACTTACTACTAGAGATTTAATTGATGCGGATAACGATACATTTGTGTTCCTTGCAGAAGTAGAAAACTCTGCAATCAGCGAACAACTACAATCAATCGATGCATATAGTAAAATTGAAGAACTGCTTGCTCTACGTACCAAAGAAGAGTCTGGCGATTATGTTGTTGAACCATTTATTGTTAATGTAAGCGACAACGATAATGGTACAGATGCTAACCTAGAACTTAATGTAAGTGAAGGCACTGCATATGTAAACGGTTATCGTGTAGAGAATCAATCTCCTGTCGTTTTAAATCTTCCACGTCCAGTAGAAACTGAGACTGTAGAGAATGATGTTATCGGTGTGAACTACGGCAACTACTTTGTATGTACTGCTAACAGAGGACTTCCTGATCTTGATTACGCAAGAATTGACTTATGGAGTGCAACAGGTTATGGCGGTGGCGGTACTGACTACGGCACTTGTCGTATTCGTGCAGTAGAACCTTTCGGAACTAAGTTTAAGGTTTATGTATTTGACATGAGAGTGTTTGCTACAGAAGACCTTGGTAATGTAAAAAGTATTGGTTCTTCTACTACTGATTATTTCGATATTGATTTGCAAGACGGTAAAGCAGTATTACACGAAACCACTACTAATAATTCAGCATTGTTTCAAACTTCATTTCCTCGTGTAGAATCTCTTTCAGATATTGTTCTATCAAAGCAAGTACGTCAGTCTAAAACTGCATCCACTAATGCAGTAACTCTTGATCAGTTACCTGTAGGTCAATCATATGTCGATTCATCTTTATGGATCGTAAGTCTTAGTAGTGCGGTTATCGAAGCACCTAGCACTTATACAATCGCAATTACCAATGGCGGCAGAGATGCTACCATATCAAGTCTTGCAAGCGCATCTGGCACGTATGAAGTTCTTGCTTATGTTCAGAAGACAGGAGTAATTCGTCCAAAGACCCTAACGACTGCAACTGCAACTATCAACAGTGCTACAGACTCCGCAGGTCGTACAGTATTCGATATCGGTGTTCCTGACATCTACTCTATCGACTCAGTACGTCAAAGCAACAGTGTTGGTTTCGATCTCTCGGGCGCAGTAGTGCTTGACGATGGACAACGCGATAACTATTATGCAGATGGTAGTCTTTTACTTAAAGAAGGTAATGCTGATCCTTCTGCAATCTATATTTCGTACAAGTACTTTGCACGAGGCAGTGGTGATTTATTTGCTCCTTCTTCTTACAATGTTCCTTATAAAGATATTCCTTTACACACTACTGTATCTGGCGATGTAATTGATCTACGCGATGTTTTGGACTTCAGATCAGATAGAAATGGGTTTGAAGGAACTTTCTCTAATATTAATGCACTACCTAGAGTGGGTACTAATATTACTGCTGATGTTGATTATTATCTACCTCGCGCAGATAAAGTAATTCTTACACCCGAAGGCGAAGTACAAGTTCTAATGGGTCAGCAAGCGCGTGATCCTCAGTTCAAAGAAACGCCTATGCATTCTATGGAACTATACAAGATCGTTCTTAATGGCAATACTATTAATGAAGATGATTTGACAATACTTCCGACCGCACAGCAACGCGGTTACACGATGAAAGACATCGGTGATATTGATCGTAAGTTAGAAGCACTAGAAGAATCAACAACATTAAGTATTGCAGAACTCGAAGCAAGATTAGACAATGTTCTTGATAGTGCTGGCGTCATTCGTATTATCAGTGGTATGCAAGTAGATGAGCATGATGATCAGGGTAACAGTGAAGTTGAATCACCTGATTATAAGGCAGCAATTGATCCTGAGAATCGTTTAGTACGTCCTTCATTCGATGAAGGTAATATGCGTCTAATCTTTGATTCTGCGGCATCGTCTGGTGTTATTAAGAAAGGTGATAATGTTTATCTTGCACACACCGAGGCATCTTGGGTAAATCAAACACTCGCATCCCGAACTGTTAAGATTAATCCTTTCGGTCTTATTGACAATGTAGGAACTTTGAAACTATCGCCATCGACTGATGAGTGGAAAGAGTCTATTCAGAATGCTGTTAAATCACTCGCAGGTTCTAGCAAATTGTTTGGTAAGCAAGCATACTTGTGGAACAACTGGATGTGGAACTGGCAGGGTCGTACCGAGAAAGAGAATAAAGAAATTGCTAAGTTAGCACAGCAGGTTCGTACTGGTTCAGGTAGAACCCGAGCATGGGCATTAAGAACTTTACATAACAAATATGGTCTATCACAATCTAATACTATCAGACGTATTATCTCTGGTGAAACTCTACGCAATGTTGTAGGTAATAGAACTGTCGATGTTGCATTTGTACCATGGATTCGCTCACGTAAGATTTACTTTAAAGCGCAAGGTCTGACTCCTAATACTAAGTTCACTCCTTTCTTTGACGGTAAAGATGTCTCTGTATGGTGTCGAGAAGAATCTTCGTTTGTTCAGTGGTCTGATAGATCAGATGAGATTGGTAACAAGTTTACTCACTCACAAGTTATCGGTCATCCTGACGGCACTAGTCAACTTACTGCTGATGCAAATGGCGAAGTGATTGGTTCATTCTTCATACCTAACCTCACTCCAAAGTTTGAAGTTGCTCACACTAAGTATCGCGGACGATATAACAAATATTATCTGCGATTCAGAGCAGGTGCACGAGAGTTTAAACTTCTCGATATTAATGTAAATGATTGGGCAAGTGCTAATAGTAAAGCATTTGCGCACTACACTGTTAAAGGAATGTTGCCTTGGACTTGGTACAACCCTTTATCCTTTACACGTGGTCATCATTACTTGTATCCTTACAACTACAAGCACAGGTTGTATTCTGCAAAGCAAATGAAAAAGGTTCTTGATAACATACCAGCGAGTCAAGTAAGTATTATTGATCCTAGATTATCTGGACTATACGGACCAGATGGTGTATCTCTGAATGCGGCAGCACTACAGACACTTGCTAACAGTCAAGATATGTCTAAGGTTCTATCTGATTACATCAACGTGAATCAGGCACAGTTTGCTTCTATTCTTGGAATAAGAGCGATTCCTACTCCTATGAATCCATTGGCACAGACATTTAAAGTCAACAACGAGTTTGGTGTTACACTAACTAAAGTCGAGTTGTTCTTTAAGTCGAAACCCGATAATGTATCTCTGCCCGTTTCTATACACATTCGTCCTGTCGAGAATGGTAAACCTTCGATGAGTACTATGGTACCAGATTCGCAGGTATATGTCAACAGTGCAAATGTTAATGTTTCTGCTCTTTCTAGTCAATTAGTAACTATTCAAGGCAAAGGAACATCGTTCGTATTCGATGAACCTGTTTACTTGGCACCAGGACAAGACTATGCTATTGTAGTAACCTCACAGTCAACAGAATATGAGTTGTTCAGTGCTAGAACTGGTGAGTCTATTATCAACTCTACTGGTAGATTCAACAGTACACAAACTCCAGGTTATCTCTTTTTGCCTCAGAATGGTAAGAACTGGGAGAAATCACAGCGCGAAGACATAATGTTTAAAGTCACTCGTGCAGTGTTCGGATCTGGTGGTGGTGCTAACGGTAGTTTGATACTGAAGAATGCCGCTGTTCCTGCTAAACTGCTTGAAGAGAATCCAATCAGAACTACAAACGGTGATGAGAAGATTTATGTTCGTCATGTAAATCACGGACTACGTCCTGGTGATGGTTGCAACATTGACAGTGCTACTGAAACTGGTGGTTTCTCTGCCGCGCAATTAAGCGGAACGCATGAAGTCATTGATGTTGATATGTACGGTTACAGATTTGAAATTGATCCTGCTAACCCTACTAATGCTAGTTCAACAGCAACTGGTGGTGGTGAGAGAGTATTGTCACAAGGTAACATAAACTTCTCAGTAGTTAATCCGATCATCGAGTCGATTATTCCTAACTCTACGTCAATTGATGTATCAGGCAAGTTTACTTCTGGTCAATCTATCTCTGGCACCGAGACACGATTTGTACAAGATGCTAATTTTAACAGGATTACTCCTAAGACTAACACCGATCTTGCTAAGACATATACTCTGTACAATCAGTTTGAAATCGATTCTGCTAGTACTGGATTTACTTCTTCTGCCTTGTTTAAAGTTGATATGAAGAGTGCTAACGATTATGTTTCTCCAATCATTGACTTACAACGATCATCTTTGGTCACTGTAAACAATCTGGTTGATGATCCGTCGGTTACTCCTCACATCTTTAATGTTGCAGATACGGCAGCATCGGGTTCGTCTTCGAGTGTCGCACACATAATGAAACCAGTTGTTCTTGATCAACCTGCTGTCGGTATCGAGATTTCTGCGGAGTTATCAGTACCTTCTACAAGCACTGTTAAAGTATACTTTAGAGTAGGTGCTTCGGATGAGAATCTAAATGATCTTAACTGGATACTTCAAACAGAAGATAACACTATTGTTAAAGATGGTCAAGTTCGTAGAGTTAAGTTTCTTGCTGGTGGTCAAGGCGGTACGTTGAAACCATTCAACCAAGCACAAACTAAGATTGTTATTCAAGGAACTAATCCTGCAACACCAGCAACAATTGGTGGTGTAATTGTCAAGTGGTTAGCAAGTTAAATGACACGCTACGTTAAGGTAGAAGGTGTTCCTGGGTTAGTTCGAGATATGGAGTCTAATGCGTTATTAAACGTAAATGCTAATGAGATCGAACTTGCCCAGAAACAAAAAAGGATAAGAGAACAGAGTAAAACAAACTATCAAAACTTAGAGGATACAGTAAATACGCTTCAGAAAGATATGTGTGAAATAAAGAAAGCACTCGCATTATTGCTTTCCAGAAGCATATAAATAAATGAAACAACTGACTCTAAGATGATAGAAATATGTCCTTACCGTTAAAACATCTCGGCACCGGTGCCCTGCAAGAACTCGCTACGCTTGATATAGATTATCTCGCGTATCAAGCGGGTGTTCATCTTGGCAAAATGGGCAATGATGATGTATCTGCTATCTCGACAAATGGCAACGGAGCAACAGTCGTAGGTTCTTTTACAGATACTTACTTCGAATCGTCTGTCGGTTCTACACCAGGAACAACTTACACAGTAAACTTTACTGTTGAGCATCGATCTAATCCTGGCACAGGCACTCACACTGCAATATTCACTGCACAGAATGAAATGCCTTCTCCTCTATATGTCGGCGACACAGTTTATGTTATTGTAAACGGTGATGCAATAACTGGATTCGAAGAGATTGGACACGAACTTTCTGTATCTGGTGATGCACTATTTCAGACAGAGGGCGTTACTACAACACCTACTGCCAATTCTGTTGATGATACAAGAGTTGAGTGGGAAGACTTTCAGAATGTTGCGGGTCTTTCGGGATCATTCCAATCATCTTTTGAAATCAAAGCAACTCAAGTAGGTCTTTTAAACTTTACTTTAACCGCTAACTCGACTGATGTAAATAACACAACCAAACAAACTGCTAATGCTAGTATTGTATTTCCTACAGTTGAAGTCGAAGAGACCTTACCTCCGGAGTCTATAGGTGTTCAGACTGATCTTTATCAAAAGACAACTGCATCACAACCTATTAATACTACTAGCGCCTTAAAGAAAAATCCATTATACTGGAACAGAGCATTGACGCCTAACGGTGTTAAGGAGATGAATGACGCTGAACTTGACGCATTTTGTGAAGAGTTAGTCATCCGTATTATGCGGGACGAGTTGCCGGGTACATATCGTCTAAGTGCGAACAGTCCTGGTACTGACTGGGTTCAGTTTATTCCTAGCGTATTCAATGACACTCGTGGTGATGGAACTGTTATACCTTATTCAATATGGATAAGACAAGCGGGTATTAAACCTGCTGTGATTAGACCTCTCTATGCCGCACGTAATGCACAACAAGGTTGGGCAGGATTAAGAGAGCATACTGACGCAGAAGTAGAGTTTACTTTTGGTGAACGTGTAAAGAAAGCAGTTGAAACTACAGGAATTGGTAAATATCAATTACGTACAGCGACTCAGGGTGCGCCTACTGATGCGGGTACATGGGTAGCACGTGGTAGTGCAATCGATACAAGACTTGAATACTATTATGATACTGGTTATCAAGCACTCGAAACATACACATCACAATACACAGAAGATTATCTTGGTGAGTACGAAGCAACTTATGCTGGTAACTATGAACCTACGTACACAGGCGAGTTCACAGGTGATTACTTAGGCACTTATGAAGGCGACTTCATTGGTAACTATACTCCAACATATGATGGCGATTATCTGGGCGACTACACACAGAATTACATCGGCGATTACAATAAAGAATACACACAGAACTATCTTGGTGATTACGTTAATCAATACGTGCCTACTTATGACGGCACTGATTACATTAGTGATTATGAAAACACATATGATGCCGATGCAGTTATTGAACAGTATGCTAGTGACTACGAATCTGTCGATTACGTTGGAAATTATATTTCTGATTATAGTACAGACTATACTTCTGATTATACCAATACATATCTTTCAGACTATTCTGGTACAGAGTATGTCGGCAATTATATTTCTGATTATCTCGGTGGATTCCAGACTGAATACCTTGGTAACTACATCTCAAATTATATCGATGATGTTTACACAGGTAATTACATCACCGATTACACCAGCGATTATATTAGTAACTATCTTGGAACTTACGATGGTGATTATCTAGGTGATTATGGCGCAAGTTATGAAGGTGCTTATGATAACTCATACGAAGGAGACTTCCAAGCAACTTACGCTGGAGACTTCACTGCTGATTATCTTGGCACATATCTGACAGATTATGATTCGCAATACGAAGGCCAGTTCTCAGAGAACTATCTTGGCGATTATATCAGTGATTATCTCGGAACATATGCTAGTGGATATGCGTCTGATTATGTCAGTACTTATATCACTCAGTATGAAGGCGAGTATGACGAAGCGAATTATCTAGGCAACTTTGTTGCTGATTACACGACTGATTATGAAGGTGCTTACACCAATTTATATTCCGGTGATTACATCAGCAACTATCTTGGAACATATTCTGGTGAGTATGAAAATACTTACGATTCAGCATTCGATGCTATTTACGTTGGTGGATTTGATTCACCTTATACCGCAACATTTGATGGTGAGTATGAGACTGCTTATACTGGCAACTACATCTCAGATTATCTCAACGAGTTTGAAACAACTTATACAGGCGATTACGGTGGTGAATACACATCCACATATGCAGGCAACTATGTAGGCAACTACTTATCTGATTATACTAATGAGTTTGAAACTGAGTATGAAGGTAACTACTCAGGTGAGTATGTTTCGCTCTATGCAGGTAACTACCAAACACAATACGCTAATGACTATACTAATGAGTTTGAAACAACTTATACTGGTGATTATCTAGGTAACTATCAAACTGCTTATGCAGGCAATTATATTAATCAATACTCTGCTGAATATCAAGTGCCTTACACTGGTGTTTACACAGGCGATTACATCTCTGACTATATTGGTGATTACATCTCACCTTATGATGGCGCACTGTACACTTCGGATTATATCTCTACTTACCAAAGTGCTTATGGTGGACAATTCGAGGCATCTTACACTAGCGTATTTGACGGAACAACTTACTCAGGAAACTATGCTAGTCAATACATAGGCAACTACATTGGTCTGTACAACAAGAACTACGCGACAGCATATCAGGGCACTGATTATATATCCACATACGAAGAAACTTACACCGGTGATTATCTTGGACAGTATGCTTCTGCTTATGTAAGTGTTTATGATGCTCAAGCATATACTGCATCGTTCGACACAACCTATTCTGGAGAGTATTCAGGAACATTCACAGCATCTTTCGCTGGTGAATATGATAGAACAAACTATACTTCATCATTTGAAACTACGTATATTGGTGATTATATTGGTCAATTCAGTCAGAACTTTGCTGCCAGTTTTGACGGAATACCTTATGTAGGATCATTTGAGACAAACTATGTCGGCAACTATATCGGACAGTTCACAGGTGTATTCACAGCATCATTTGCGGGTTCTGATTACACCTCAATATTTACTGCACAGTATACTTCGCAATATACTGGACAGTTTAGTGCATCTTTCAATGCTTCTTATGATGCAACAACATATGTAGGCGATTATGTATCTGGATATGCAACATCATACTCTGGCGCATTCAGTCAAACCTTTATCGGTGAATATGATAGTCAAGCATACGTAACACAGTTTGCTGCCAACTATGTAGGTAACTATGTTGGTCAATATGTCGCTGACTTCCTGGGTAACTATGATAGAGCGCAATATACTGCTAACTTCACTGCCAACTATGTAGGTAACTATACTGGTGCTTTTGGTGCAGACTTTGTAGGAACTTATGATCGTCTGCAATATACAAATGAATTTGAAAGTACATATGCTGGTAATTACATCGGTCTTTTCTCTCAAACATATGTCGGTTCTTACCAGCGTTCCAACTATCTCACACAGTACGAAGGCATATACACAGGCAATTACAGTGGTGCTTTCAGTGCTACGTTCTTAGGAACTTATGATCGTGCTGCCTATGCAAGAGAGTATGATAGAGTTTATACTGGTAACTATTCAGGACAGTTCACTGCAAACTATACTTCCGTTTATGATAGCACCAACTATACTACTCAATTTACTGGTGGTTATACTGGTGGTGTTTCAGAAACATTTGGTGCCACATTCATAGGCGAGTATGATAGAGCGGGATATACCTCTCAGTACACTGGACAATATACAGGACAGATTAGCGAATCGTTTGGTGCTGATTACACAGGCAACTATGATAGTAGCAACTATACTTCATCATACACTGGACAATATACAGGACAGGTTGCTGAAAGCGAGAACACGACCAATCAAGAATCTTTTGATCGTGGTCAATATGCCGCTCAGTACACTGGACAATATGTAGGACAGATTGCTGAAAACGAGAACACCAATATTTCTGAGGTGTATGATAGATCAAACTACAACACACAATTTACTGGTAACTATACTGGTGGCGTAACAGAGAACATAACTCAGTCACAGAACGAATCGTTCGCAAGAGGTGCTTATGTCTCACAATATACGGGACAATATACTGGCGTAGTAGGGCAAAGCACTAACGAAACTTTCACACAGAATTTTAACGAAACTGGAAATTATCAGGTTGAGTATGTAGGACAATATATTGGTCAGGTTTCACAGACACAACAGACTGGCGAAAGTCAAAACTTTCAAGTACAATATACTGGTAATTACACAGGACAATATACTGGTGTAGTTTCACAGACACAACAGACTGCTGAGAATGAAACTTTCACAGCAGGGTTTGTTGGAGACTATACTGGACAATATACTGGTGCTGTACAGGAAGCAATATCTTCTACTTACACCGGAGGTTATACTGGAGTATACTCTGGTAGTTATACTGGTGGTTATACTGGCGGGGTTTCTCAGACTCAACAGACTGGCATTTCTCAAGCAATAACACAGTCACAGAATCAGTCATTTGCTAGAAACTATTCCGGCAACATCTATGCGTCTACTTCTCAGGTGTCGCTGGGTGCTCAGTACTCTGCATATAATCTCTCCTCTAATGTAGGTTATAATCCAGCATCATTGAGCACCGGAGCAGGTGGCGGCGGGTCGATGTCTCCCACTTATTGGGGCGGAAATTTCGGTGCGACTGTAAATCGAGTATATAAGTACAACGCATTCAAACTTGCTGCAGGTAGTGGCGGTCCTTCTGGTCAAGATCAGATGATTCTGAATATGACAACAAACATCTCTTTCTCCCAGCAAATGAATTTCGGTTCTTTGTTTATATGGTATAGCGGGACTAGTACCAGTGCGACTGCGGCAGACAGAGCGGGTTATCGATTCTACGGATCGTCGGCCGCGTTCGGTAGTGGTACAGGCACATCTCAATGGACGTGGAATGTGGGCGCTGTCGGTGTAGGAATCCCTTTATGGACTTCCACGCTTAATGCTGGTGGTACAGCGTGGAATGTTGCTAATATTCCAAATACAACTCAACAGACGAATTATAACAGAGGTACGTACACAGGACAATACTCTGGTCAATATACTGGTGTTTACACTGGTGGATATACTGGAGTATATACCCGAGTTCAACAAACTGCTGTAATCGATAATGTCGCAGAAACAATTCAACAGTCATACACTGGATCATACACCGGTGGATATACTCGTTCACAGAACCAAACTGACACAGACACATATACTGGTAAC